GAAGAAAATCTGCAAGTGGATCAAAAAGAAAATACCCCAAATGCGTGCCTGCTGCAAAAGCAGCCCGAATGACAGAATCGCAAAGGCGTTCTGCTGTTGCACGAAAAAGAGCAGCAGGTAATCCTGGTGGAAAGCCCACTAATGTTGCTACCTTTGCAAAAAAACAATGTGGTGGTATAATAGACACAACTAAGTACAAAATTTTATAAGGAGTAAAGATGCCTAGAAAACCACAAGGATTAAGACCAATAGGAGAATCTGTAAGAAAGATTGTTGAAAGAATTAGAAAAGAACGTGAGGAAAGACAAGGTAAAGATAAGCCTATCAGAACACAACCTAAACTCCCTAATATGAAATCAGGTGGTTTGTCAAATCCTGCACAAAGACCAGATTCAAGAAAAAAGAAAAAAAATCCAAAAGGTAAAGGTTTTGAAAGAAAATTTCCTGGTCCAGCAAGACCTGGTAATCCAGTAGAGGTGTATGAAGTTAAAAAAGGTGCCCTGATCGGTGGTCAAAAAAAACTTGATGCAAACAAAGATGGTAAAATTTCTGGAGAAGATTTTAAAATTTTGCGTGGTAAAAAAAATAAGATGAGAGGTGGCGGAATCGCTATCAAAGGAACTAACTTTAAAGGAGTATATTAATGGATAAATCAAAAATAAAAATGCACAAAAAAATGGCTATGACTGGTAAAGCACCTGTTGGTAAAATGGGTGGAGGTATGATGAAAAGACCTATGGGATATAACAAAGGTGGCGGAGTAAAAAAACCAGTTACAGTAAAAGAAATTACACCAAAAGGTAAAAAAGGTGTATTAATATTCAAAGGTAAAGCAAAAGATTATAAACCTGTTGGTAAAAAATAATAAAGGATATGTTTAAATGGCTACATCAGGAACTACAGCATTTGATTTGTCAATTGATGACGTAATTGAAGAAGCTTATGAAAGATGTGGTATTCAATTTAATTCTGGTTACGACTTAAGAAAAGCTAGAAACTCTTTAAATATTCTTTTCTCTGAGTGGGGTAACNGAGGAGTACATCTTTGGAAGATTGAAAAACAAGTTCAAGCTCTAACNGCNGGGACTGCTACATATACAACTCCAACTTCAACAAGTGATGTTTTGGAAGCTTATATCTCTTCATCAGCCACTATTAATTCTGAAACAACTGATATTACTTTATCGAAAATAGATAGATCTATTTATGCAGCGTTGCCTAACAAAGGCACAACTGGTCAACCTTCACAATATTATGTAGATCGTCAAACTACACCGACTATTACTCTGTATCAAACACCAGACGCTACAACTTTTACACATCTTTGTTATTATACTGTTAAAAGAATACAAGATGCAGGTGCATATACTAACACTGCTGATGTTCCTTTTAGATTTTTACCTTGTATGATTTCAGGTCTTGCTTTTTATATTTCTCAAAAATATTCACCTGAAAAAACACAAGCACTTAAATTATATTATGAAGATGAATTAAAAAGAGCTCTTGATGAAGATGGTCAAAGAACTTCCTTATTTATTTCACCAGCTAATTATTATCCAACGAGGAACTAATGGGAAGATTTGCAAAAGGTAAAAATTCACTAGCTATATCTGATCGTTCAGGTCAAGCATTTCCATATTCTGAAATGGTGAAAGAATGGAATGGTTCAGTAGTGCATATTTCTGAATTTGAGTCTAAACATCCACAATTGACACCTAAAGTNTATGGTTCTGACCCACAAGGTTTATTAGATGCAAGACCACAAAAACCTGATACTACATCAAGTTTTACTTTGTATATTAATAACAATCCTAATAACGATCCTTTGATAAATAGTTTTAGTATGAGTCCTTCATCAAGTGATAATATATTAGGCACTCCCTTAACTAGTTTTTCTGCAACAATTGAAGCAGGCACTGTAACAGTAGGAATATCGTAATGGCTATAGCATATACAGATTTTTTAACACAAGTTAGAAATTACACAGAGGTGGACAGTAATGTTTTGTCAAATACTTTGTTAGATCAATTTATTAGAAATATTGAGTTAGATATAGCTGGTCAGGTTGATTATGATGATACAAGGAAATATGCTACTTCATCTTTTACAGCTAACAAAAGATATCTTGTAACTCCTCCTGATTTTTTGATAATAAGATCTCTTCAAGTTTTTTCTGATACAACAGTCACTTCAACAAGAACATTTATGGAGAAGAAAGATACAAGTTTTATTACTGAATATAATGGTAGTGGAGCTACAGGACAGCCCAAATATTATGCTAATTGGGATGAAAACACTATTGTTGTAGCACCAACACCAGATATAGCATATGGAGTTCAACTTAATTATATTATAACTCCACCACATTTTGATAGTTCTACAACTACCTTTTTATCTCAATATCAAGAATCTTTGTTATTACATGGTGTGCTTACTGAGGCTTTTCTTTTTCTTAAAGGCCCAGTAGATATGTACAATTTGTACAAAACCAAGTATACTGAAGAAATAAAAGCTTTTGCTATTCAACAAATGGGTAGACGAAGAAGAGCAGAATTCGATGATGGCGTACCTAGAATTGTAGTTCCGTCACCATCACCATAACGTTAAAGGAGATTAATATGGCAATAACAACTAATGCAATTTGTAATTCTTTTAAAAAAGAATTACTTGAAGGAAAACATAATTTTTCACAAACATCGGGAGATCAATTTAAATTAGCTTTGTATACAAACTCAGCATCAATTGGAAAATCTACAACATCATTTACAACGGATAACCAAGTAGGTGCTTCTGGACAGTATACTTCAGGTGGAGGTAAATTAGCAAAAGGTTCTCAAAATACTTCTGTAGCAACTAACACTGCTATTGTTGATTTTGCAGATAGATCTTTTACTGGAGTTACAATAACAGCAAGAGGTGCTTTAATTTATAATACATCAAACTCTAATTCTGCTGTTTGTGTTTTAGATTTTGGTGGTGATAAAACAGCCACTGCTGGTACGTTTACAATCCAGTTTCCTGCTTTTACTACTTCTGCAGCTATAATTAGAATTAGTTAAGGAGTCTAATGGCCTTAGTATTTAATGATAGAGTAAAAGAAACTAGTGTAACTACTGGAACGGGAACTTTAGATCTTGGAGGTGCGGTTCAAGATTTTGAAACTTTTGTTGCGGGTATAGGAAATACAAACGAAACTTACTATACTATTGTTAATCCTGGGACTGGAGAATTTGAGGTAGGAAGAGGAACTGTAACAGATGCTTCTACTGATACTCTATCAAGAGCTGAAGTATTTTCTTCTTCTAATTCTGATAACCCTGTAAATTTTACTTCAGGAACCAAAGATGTTTTTTGCACGTTACCAGCATCAAAAGCCGTAGTTGAAGATGCAAGTAATCATGTAACATTACCAGCTGATCTTTCAGTTGGTGCATTATTTAAAATGCCTGACAATACATCAGGTAAAATATTAGTTGCTGATGGTTCAAGTTATCAAGAGTCAGCTTTATCAGGAGACGCTACAATAGCATCTGGTGGCGCGTTAACATTAGCTAATACAGGTGTATCAGCAGCAAGTTACACAAATGCATCTATTACAGTAGATGCAAAAGGAAGATTGACAGCAGCCTCAAGTGGAACAGCAGGTGCATCAGAAGCTTTTGTAATTAAAATGGCAGTAGGATTATAGGAGAATTATGGCACAAGATTTTGAACGAGATATACAAAGAAATGTAGGTACAAGTTCTGCAACTTTACGTACAGCTAATTCTGACGACGCAATTATTTCTATAAGATGCGCAAATGTAACTACTTCTACTATCAATGTAGATGTATTTATTTTAAACGGAGGGCAAGAACATAATTTAATTAAAAATTGTCCCATAGTTAGTGGCGGATCTTTAGAACTTATAGATGGAGGTTCAAAAATAGTTTTACAAAGTGGTGATACTTTAAAAGCTCGTAGTGACACAGCATCAAGTTTAGATATAGTATCTTCATTTATAGATGCAATTAGTTAAGGAGATTCATGGCCTATTTAGGAAACGCACCAAAAGGAAATTTACTTACCATGAACTCTTCGCAGTTCAGCGGGGATAATTCAGAAACAAATTTTACACTTTCACAAACTGTCAGTAACACCAACGAAGTAGAAGTTTTTGTGGGAAATGTTCGTCAAGACCCCCACTCAGCGTACACAATATCTGGTGGTACAACTTTAGCTTTTACAGCTGCACCGCCAACAGGAACTAATAATATCTATGTTGTATACCAAGGTAAATCTATAGGTGAAACCACACCAGGAGAAAACTCAATTGAATTTGGTATGATAAAATCAATCAACGGTGGCTATGAAAACAAAGCTACAGTATCATCAACTATCACAGTAGACGCTGCTGATAACATGATGTTATGTGGTCCAGTATCATTTACAGGCACAGTAACAGTTAACGGAACATTGACGGTGGTATAATGGGAACTTTATTTGTAGATAATATTAAACAACAATCTTCACAAGGTAGCGGCACGATTACTATTGGTGCAAGTGGTGAGACAGTTGCTTTAGCATCAGGCGTAAATAGTCAATTACTAAGACCATCATTTCAAGCATATTTAGGTTCTTCTCAAAGTATTGGAGTCAACACAAATACAACGGTTGCAATAGATACGGAAGAATTTGATACCGATAGTGCATTTAATGTCTCAAATTATAGATTTACCGTGCCTTCTGGTAAAGCGGGTAAATATCTCTTTTATGGTTCAATTGTTATGGCTAATTTTTTTGCTTACGCTGTGTGTTCAATTTATAAAAATGGATCAGAAATTAGAAGAGGTAATGCTGTAAGAGCTGATTCCTCTGGTGTAGGTTGTGTTGCATTAGTTGATCTAGCTGTAGGGGATTACGTAACACTAAATGCATATCAAGATCAAAGTAGTCAAGCTTTACAACAAAATTCTAATTTTACATATTTTGGTGGATACAGGATAGGAACATAATATGGGAACAATTAAAGCAACTAATATAGAACCAATCGCGGACAACGGCACAGTAACTTTGGGTAGTTCTGGGGATAATTTAGTTCTAGGTTCTGGTGTCAACAATAAGTTATTAAGACCAGCTTTTTCTGTAAGTTTATCAGGAGATCAAACATTATCTAACAGTTCAGCAACAAAAATTACCTTGGATACAGAACAATTTGATACAGATAATGCATTTGCATCAAATAAATTTACTGTTCCAAGTGGAGCTGATGGAAAATATTTATTTGTTGCACAAATACAATATATTAATTTAACAAATGAAGATCAAAGTAGAGCTATGATTTATAAAAATAATGATGTAGCATCTATGGGAAGAAATTTTCAAGGTGCAAATGGCACATCAGCTTTAAATACACAAGCGGTTTTAGATTTAGTTGCTGGAGATTATATTGAATTATTTGGATTACAAGTATCTGGTGGAGATATAAGTGTAGACGGTGGTTTAACCTATGTAACATTTATGCAAGGATTCAGGATAGGAACATAATGGCAGGAATAATTAAAGTAAATCAGTATCAAGACTTTAATGGTAACACAATACTTACCAGTGATGGTAGTGGTAATCTTACTACGCAACAAATTTTATATCCCGCTTTTGAAGCACATTCAAATACTGCTCAAAGTTTAAGTGATAATACTTATGCAAAAGTTGATTTGCAAATTGAAATTTTAGATACTAATAATAATTTTAATTCATCAAGATTTACTCCAACTGTTCCTGGTCAATATTATTTCGAAGGTCAAACTTTTAATATGGGAAGTAACAATACAAGTGTTAGAAATATATATGTTTCTATTTACAAAAATGGCTCTCAATACAAAGAGAGTAGAATAAATTTTCACGGTAGCGAAATAACTTTTGGAACTATTCAAGTATCAGCAATTTTAAACATGAATGGTTCAAGTGATTATGTTGAATTGTATGCAGCTACTGATGTTACTAGTGGTTCAGCGAGCTTAAGAGAAGGCACTAAAGCAAATTATTTTTTAGGATATAGAATAGGAAGTTAATTATGGCATTAAGTAAAGTAGATGTAGCAAATATGGTTGAGAATGAAATGCCTCAAGCTAATATCGCTAATAATGTCAACTTTAGAAACATCATCATCAATGGTGACCAATCTATTGCACAAAGAGGAACATCAACATCAAGTTTATCATCAGGTGCAAATTATGGAGCAACAGATAGATTTAAATTATTTGGTGTTACTTTTGGAACTTGGACAATGAGCCAATCAACTGATGTACCAACTGGTCAAGGTTTTGTATCATCTTTAAAAATGGATTGCACTACTGCAAATGGAAGTTTATCGTCTGATAGCCAAGCTCAAATATCACAAGGTATTGAAGGTCAAAATTTACAATATTTAAAAAAAGGCACATCATCTGCTGAAAGTCTTACTTGGTCTTTTTGGACAAAATCAAATAAAACTGGAACTTATATTTGTCAAATTAGAGACATAGACAATAGTAGGTCAATTTCTAAATCTTATACAATTTCATCTGCTGATACTTGGGAAAAAAAAATTATTACTTTTCCTGGAGATACTACTGGTGCATTAGATAATAATAATGAAAAAAGTTTTGAAATAAGATGGTGGTTAGTTGCTGGAACTGATTTTACATCTGGAACTTTAGCAACATCTTGGGCTTCAGAAACAAGTGCTAATAATGCAGTAGGTCAAGTAAATTTAGCAGATAGTACAAGTAATGAATGGTATCTGACTGGAGCTCAATTGGAGGCAGGCTCGCAAGCCAGCAACTTTGAATTCTTGCCAATTGATGTAAACTTTGAAAGGTGTAAAAGATATTTTCAAACAAAAGGAACATCTTTATCACC